AGTCTTGACGGTTTTGCTGACATTCCCTATCTGCCCAAGTTTACTCAGCGAGTTCGCCAGGCTTGAGATCGCTCTCGTCGCCTTGCTCGCGTCCGCTGTTATCTCTATTGTCAGTTGATCCAGTGCTGGCATTTAATCTCTCCTCTTGGGCTTTCATCCTTTCGGCCCAAGCGTGTAGCTGCTCGTCCATGCGTTCCAGTTCTTTTTGCTCTTTTGCCTCCGCCTCTTCCTTGGAAAGCGGGAAGATCGGCCAGGGTTCTTCGACATAATTCTGAACCCTTGCTCCCTTTTTGCGGAAAGCATTCCCGATGGCAGTGCCTACTGCGTTGTAAAAATACGCTCCTAATAGCCAATCGCGTTTGTTCTCTTCTTCGCGGCGGGCTTTCCATGCCTTGCGGTAGAATCGGTAAACGTCATGATTCGAGTGCCAGTATTGTTCGTAGGTCATGCCCATCATCATGTACATGGGACATGCCTCTTCGATTATCTGTGTATATGTATGGCGAGACGCCGGAGACTCTACAGCTCCAGCGTCCAGTTTCCGTTTTTTGCCTCGCCCTCGTTCTCATCGTCGTCCGTCGAGATGATCCCGCTGAGCGCCTGGAAGTACAGCTTAGCCAGTTTGTCGGACAACTTCTTATTAAAACCGCCGAGTTCTTCCAGCATCGTGTCGGTTTCGTTGCGGGTGACCTTTTTGTGATAACGGCGGAAAGCCGAGAACCACAGGATAGGGATCATTGTACCGGGCTTAGTGGAAATGTCGTCCCACTCAAAGCCCTGTGCTTCGGCGAATCTTACGCTGTCCAGGTCGAAGTCGAGGGTATATTCTTTCCCGTTCTTTCCGTGCAGTTTGATGGGGGTAATAGTTTCAGACATGTGCTTCTCCTTCCATATTAAGTACGTTGTTTATCCAGTCGCCAAATGTGATGCTTTCCATTGGCATTCCCGTTCCGACTGATCGGCTGCGGATTTCCATACTCATGTGCATCTTCGCCTGGTCTGGAATCGCTTCCCATTTGTCTAAGTGTTTGAGATAGTATCTTTTGAAGTGCTGCTCAGATATGCGCCGATAGTCGGCATGGGTCTTTTCAGTCCACTCTTTCTTGTTAAAAGTGTAGTAGGTCTGAAGAATCATCATTCCCGCGAAGACCCGCGCTTTTTCTTCTAAACCGCGCCGCTCCAGTTCGTCCACAAGTGCATCGCTGGATTTTAGCATGTCGGGATATGTCTTCAGCAGGTAGTCCGGGTCATGCCGGCAGATGCTGTTATCCCGCCATTTCCATAGGTAGAACCCTTCCGGGCAGTATTTGATTCGGTCAGGATCCGGTCCACAGGACTGCGCAAGGACATTAAAATAGCTGTCTTCGTGTACCTTTAGGTCCTCGTTGAACAGAATGTCGTTATCGAGCAGATAGCGCCTACGGTGGACCTTGCCATGCACGAACGTGCTGTCTTTTTGGTGGATGACATAGGTCGGTATGGTCTCGCCCGGTCGGTAGCCCTCCTCGATGAACGCGCTTGTCATCGAGTCGAAGCCCTTGGTAATCTCGTTCAAAACGATTCTCAGCCCACACATGTGGCAGAACATGTCATCTGCATCGCAGAACATGATATAGTCTGCCGTGGCGTATTTAAGGCCGTAGTTCCGCGCGGCAGATACACCGCCATGCGGCACACACAGGTGTTCGATCATATATGGGTACTTTTCGTCCCATTCTTCCGCCGGCAGCGGTGTTGCCTCAGAACCGTCGTACACGATGATCACGCCGACGTCTTTCTCAAAATCAATACCCTGCTGAAGTGCTATAGAATCAAGCAGCGGGGTCATCTCGTCCGGCCGTTCCTTCCAGTGGGGGACGATTAACTGCAAGTGCATTGTGCGCTCCTTTCTAAAAAAATATGGCGGCGGCATGACGGGGCATAACCGCCGCCGAAGGGAAGGGGGTGGGTGTTAGGAAAGATGTGCGGAGTCGAACTGGAAGTCGCCGCCAGGGATCACGTTGACCATGTTCTCCAGTACAGCGTCTACTTCTGCGCCGCCAAATCCCAGAGGGACAAGGTCGACAGGAATATAGAAACTGGACATGGAATACTGGCTCGGATATGCGTACTGAAGCCAGAACGTACTGGACGCGGAAACCGCAGCCTCATATGCGGAGTACATCGTCGCATATGCGGAACGGAACGCAGGAGCGTCGTTCACGGTGAGCTGGATAGCGCCGCCGGAATCGGCAAGACCAAGGGTGTAAGTATGGTTCTTGGTGGCAGACAGGGGCGTGGTCTGAAGGGTGTTGACGCTGTCGCCAAGGGCAGGCAGAGCCTTCACGCCGACCAACTCCGTGTAGCCGCTGGTGGGTACGGTAGAAGTGCCGCTGGCATAATATACCTTCATGCCGGCGGTCGAAATAGCCTGGATAGCCATTTATGATTACCTCCGATAGTAGAAAAATAGTGAAATGATAATGGAATCAGCGGAATACGCTGAATGTAATGACATTTGTCCCATTGACCGTGGTGGTGATTCCCGCGTCCGGTCTGCCGGTATAGCGGCCGGTAATGCGGTAGATCGTGCGGTCGATATTCGGCGTGGGCGAGGCCATGATGCGCATAAAGCCCATGTCCTGCATCTGCCGGTCGATAAAATCAAAGATTGTTTTTGCGGTCTGCTTGTCGTCGTCGCCGTTGTTGCAGAAGACATCCAACTGGAATGTGACATCCGCATGATGTTCCTGGTGGTCATCGAAGGTGTAGGTCTGGCGAACAGACGCGTTTCCCACCATCTCAAGCACGACGCAGGGGAAAGACTCCGGCTGCCTCGGCGTGGTGGAGTACACCTTTAGTCCAGGATATGTACTTGCATACTGTGTGCGGGTGGCCGTGATGATGTTGCTCACCACGACATTTTCAATGTCTATCATTCTTTGAATGCTCCTCGCAGTTGCGTTTCGTACTGCTGTTTAATACCGTTGTAAGCCGCCAATATGCCGCGGCGCGGCACCTTTGTATAGGGCCATTCATCGGGATCCATGCCGCCGTACTTTATCATGTAGTACTTCAGTTTGCCCTCAGGGCCTTCCGACCACGAACCGGGATAAACATCGAAGCCAAGAGCAGCGGTCTTATCTGCCAACTCCTGCGCAGGATCCGCATAGGTGCCGGTACCAAACTCCCAGAAGACCACCTCAGGGCCTTCCGCAGTAATGGTCAGCTTGTTTCCCTCTACATCGTGGAAAACCGTGATCTCCGCGTCGCCGTAAGCGCCTTCTGCAAGCGCATCGGCATAATAGCCGAGACGGTTAAGGCCATTTTCTATGCGTTCCTTGATTTCGGATTTGGCATAGGTCTCGAGCCAGAACTGAACCCATTCAAGGGTCTCGCCGCCTGTACCAAAAAGGTTGATGCGGGCGGTTTTCTTTATGCTCACGACACGCTCACCTCTTTGGCGATGATCTGTATCACATTCAGCGACGGCAGAATAGCTTCAACGACATGGGTGTAGGGAACAGCAGAACCGTTGACGGTCGGCGGAGTGCCGATCCAAAGATGGGTATCGACAGTGATAGGGCAGTGCATATCGTCGGTGACAAAAGAATCGCGGTAGCCCTCGGAGAGGCCGAAGCGCTCCAGGTTAATCCAACCGGCCCGCTTGCGTGCGGACAGTCGGCAGTACTTCACCGGGGTGCCGTAGGTAGTCTTCGTCACGCCGGTGATATTGCCGTAGCTGTCGGTCTGATCCGCGGTCGCGCCCGGCAGGGCATACCACACGGTCATGTGATTACGCTTGAGTGTCTTCATCCGAAGGTCACCACCTGCATGATTTCCTGCAGCAGGTCTTCGTCGTTGACTGAACCGTATCTGCGGTGGGTGCCATTTTCGACATGCGTTTGTTCAGCCTCGCTGCCCATGCGCAGAAAGTACCGCGCGGACAGCTTGCACTGCAATCTTTCATATCTTTTTGGGATAGATGTCACTGAGGCAGGTGCGCCAAAAGGGTACATGCGCTGAAAGATTGCCTCTTCGGCATCTTCCAACAGGAGCGAAACCACAGCGTCCGTGGCCAGCTCGTCCTGCACTCGCGCCTGCACATTTGCAATCTTTTCAGCAGTAGTCATGTTTACCTCACTTCTTGGTCGTTTTTTTGGTCGTTTTCTTCGCCTTTTTAGGCGCTTCCTCAACCTCGGGAGGCGGAAGCGGCGCGGGGGCCGCCTCCACTTTTTTCTCGGGTTTTGGGTAGGTAATGCCTACGACTAACATCAGGTCTCAGTGCTGACGTACAGGCCGTGCTGTTTGTTGTCCAGAACGAATACATCGTGATAAATGCGATACTGGTAAGCAAACGCATCAGCACGGATATTCTCGTTCGGTGCAAAGATACGGGGAGCAACATGCTTCGCGATCTTGCGAACAGCGGAAGGATGCACGATCATGAACTGGATGTTCTTCGCGGCGGCATCAGCGACATAACCACCAGCTTCTTCGCCAAGAGTGGTGCCATCGTAGATGTCGATAGCGCTGTAGAAGCGGGTCTGCGGGACAGTAATCACGCGCATGTCGTTGTACATGTCCACGTTATAGTTCACGTTGTTGTCGCGATTCATCACCATACGGGTGATTCCAGCCTTCAGGTAGCCGTAGATGGTAGGGCTGACGAACAGGATTCTGCCCTCGTAAGGGACTTCCTCGTCATCCATGACCGCCGTGGCATTGTCGATAGCCGCAACAGTGGCAGCACCAGAAGACAGCGTGGTAGCATCCAGGTTGTTCACGGAATCGACCTCGCTATACAGCTTGGAGAAGGTGTAGGCGTCAATTTCTGGCGCCACATAAGCTCTGACGAACTCGCCGGCCAGCTGGCCAAAAGCGACGTTCATGGTTTCTTCGTTGTCCATTACATCAATCTGGAAGCCGCGTCCGCGATCCTGAGCCAGCGTCAGGGTTTCCCAAGATACAGATGCATTGCCATCTACGAAGCCGTTGTCGCGGTCATAGTTGCCAAGGCCCTGCAGGGACATTTTCGGAACCATGCAAGTGTTAGCGTTGATAAATCTGATATCGGAGTTCGCAGTATCCAGAATGGAAGTGCGGGCGGCTGCTTTATATACGCCGTCAAGATACGGCACATACTGGGCCGCTAAAGAAATAGAGTTGCTGAAAGACATGTGTTATATCTCCTGTGAGTTTTATACCCCCAGTAATCCTTTTTTGAAGGCCGTGAGTCTCGGATCCTCAATGTCCTCGCCGGAGGGGGTCTTTCCCGGCGTAGGTTTAGGCTGCTCGCCGAGCAGCTTGGCCTTCACTTTGGATTCGAAGTCTGATTGAAAAGATTTTTGAAGATCCATGACCTTCTCAAAGTCTCCGTCATACAGTGCTTCGGCGCTCATCTGGGCAAGTTCTTCAGAATAGCCGAGTGACACATACTTAGCCATTCCCTTGCTAATCGCGCGCTCTCGCTTCAGTTCGGCCAGTTCCTTTTGAGTGGCGGCTTCTGCGTCCGCCCTCTTGGCCTCGGCCAGCTTCGCTTCGTCGAGCGTGTCGTAGTACTTTTTTTTCCAGGATGAGGCGTCGGAAGACGCGTTATCGATTGCTTTTTTCTGTTTGTTTAAGGTTTCCGTGAGCGTCTCGACCTGCTTGATCAGGTCATCAATAGACGGAGTCTTTGGAGTCTCCTCCGGCGTTACTTTGGTTTCTTCGGGCATGGTTCTCCTTTCGCGTTTTGAGTTCTTCTCTGAACATAAATTGCGCGTTTTATACTCTTCTCTGAGTGCTTGCGTTTACGGTTCTCTCCGTTGTATGGTAAAGGCGTTATTGTTGCCCTTTACTTTCTGTAAGCCCACCGCATGCGCTTACGATGGGCAAATGTCCGTCACCCGGTCCGCGTCACCCTGCGCATAGTGAGGGGAGAGGCGTGTGCGGCTCTTGGTTTTATTTGCTGATTCGCAGGATGCACCTACATCCGCAATTTAAGGCGGCGCTTTCGAAGCCACCCGGTGCAAGCGCCCTGTCGCCGTCTGTGTAGAAGTAAGCGTCAACAGGAATGGTAGACCCTTCCAACCATTCATGCGGTTCCCTAACGCGGTCATCCGCCATGGTGACCCAGGTCTTCATTACGGTCTTATCGGGGTTTTTCTTTGCGTAGTCGAGTGCGGAATCTAAGATTGCTTCGTTCAAGACGCGGTGAGCTTCGGTCTCTGCCAACCGCGATAGATCGTTTACAAGGGATTCGGCAAGTTTGGTGATCTGCGGGATTTCCCGCAGCTGTTCTTCCGGCGTAGACTTCGCAGGCAGGTTTTCAATTACATCATTTGCCTGTTTAACATAGTCATCCAAGCGCTCGATGAAGTTTTTCCCGGCGGTCGGCTGCATCATCAATTCCCGCATCCGCTCCCTGTTGACCGGGATGTCCTCCCGCAGGTCAAGGCCGGCGACCTCAAGGCCGTAGACATATGACATGGTCAGCAGGTCGAAGATGATATCCTCACAGCGCTTGCGGTCGAATTTCTTTTCAGCGATGTTGCCATATATCTCATATTCGAACCGGGTGCGGATCTCGTTTAATTCGTCAAACCTCGGCAGGTTGTCCTGCAACATCAGACACCACCACCGTCTTCCGGCTGAGCCGTGGCCCTCTCTTCCTCGATGACCGTGGCCTCGCCTTCTTCAGTCTGCACCTGCTGCTCGGGATTAAGCGGTGATCCCTGCTCCATAGCCAGCTGTTTTGCTTTTTCAATCTCGTCAGGATCTCCCCAGATCATGTCCATATACTTCTTCGACATCGCGTAATCGGACTGTGGGTCATTGGAAACGCCGGACTTCGACAGTGCCAAGATCGGTGCGACACCGCTTGCAAGCAGCGTGTTCAGCGACTGCGCCTTGCTCTGGATATTGGCCATCTCGGTGCGGTTGAAGGTTAGTTCAAAATCGTCAGGCTCAATGTCGGCGATGCCCATCATGCCAAGCACCTTACAGGCGATCCGGTCAAACTGCTTGTTTGCCTTGCGGAAAAGGTCCTGCGTGTTGGAAGCGCAAGTCTCAGCCTGCACCCATCCGTCGCGGTAAAGAGAAGCAGCGCCGGTATCGGAAGTGCTTGCTCCGCCCTTCCTGTTGCTCGGCATCATGCAGATGGTCAGCATCTGGTCATAGAGATGGTCGGCCAGAGTCTGGGTCTGGCTCTGATTCAGTTCTTCCGACAGAATCTTAATGTCACCCTTGGAATCAGCGGTGGACTTCAGCGGGACAATGCCCATGCGGCGGATGTCCTCGGAAGTGACGCCGGCTTCAAACTCCACGTTATAGGTGACGATCAGCGACTGAATGAACTGCTCGATTCCGTCAAGGCGATTTGACGCGATTTTATCAAGGGCCGTGCAGAGCGTCAGGACGCCCTCAAAAGCGCCCATGTTCACGCTGTTATATCTGTACTCAATAATCGGGATCTCGCCGATGATGTTATCCTCGACATCATCCACGGAGATCGCCGTGGCCTCGTTGACCGGGATGTCGGTCATCATCGGGCCGATCTCGCCGCCAGACAGGCGGAAGACCTGATACCTGGTATAGACATCGAACTTCACGCGGCCGTTGACAGTCACCATGTTGACACCCATGACCGGCTCTTTGCCTGGCTGCATGGAGTAGACAACGAACGCAGAGCGGGGATCCATTGAATAGCAGGACAGCGGTCTGCGACGGTCGCCGGTCGGCAGCACGAGCAAAACGCCCTTGCCGACGGTGTGGAACCAGTCCACCACCTCGTTGTCGGCGTCGTTCTTGCCGGAGGTCCGCAGGATCTCGTTCAGCGTGTCAACCGCAGACTGCTTGCCCTCGTCTCTGGCCACATAGAATGCCGGCTGCGGCAGCATGAAACCATTTTTGAAAGAGCAGATTTCCTCCGGGTGGTTTTCCACAACCTTGTTGCAGATAAAGGAATTGCGTTCCTTTTCTCTGATCAGCACAGGGGAAAGCCCGCGGCGACGCCAATACAGATAGTCTTCGTCCATGAAGTTGGTGAGGTGATAGCTTAAAGCCTCGTTTACCGCCTGCACGACATTATTCGCGTCAATGTAATCGTAGGATGTATAGATGTCTCTGCGGCCGAACATCAGTTCATCTCGGCTCAGCAGCTTTATCATGTCAATATTTTGGATGTCCGGCATAGAATACCTCTGAAGATGTGAGTAGGGGCGCCAGCCGAAATGGCCAACGCCCCTACTACGGTTGATGGGATCACGCGCTCCCTACCAACGAGAAATGTCCCTATAGCAGTATATTATTATACCACTATTCGTATATTATGTCAAATTATGCAAAATTCTGCATAATTTTCCGTTAGAACCAACGCTTAACCAGCTTTACTTTCTGGACGGTGCTTGCCTTCGTCTGCCAAATTGCAAGCTGTGCCATAGCATCAGGGCAGTCATCATGAGCGTTCTTTCCGCGCATGGAGTACTGCGTAAGCTGACGCAGAAACAGCCGGTACTCGGACCACTGCTTGCCCTGGATGATCGAGTCGTCGCGGAAAAGGCAATGTTGCTTCACCCACGGCGCGTTAAACAGAATCTTGGTGTCCTTGTGCGCTTGCGTCCACTTGGTGATAATGTTCGTCGAGTCGCCCATGCTGAGCAGACGTTCCTGCACGACCTGCGCCATCTTCCCGCCGGCTACGTTACTCTCGAACTGCGCCTGCTGTACGCCGTGATTGTGCAGCTTCAGCACAACATTCGTTTCAACTATGTCAGGATTGTAGTTCTCGCAGACCACGTCCTCGATGTAGTAGTCCGAGCCGTAGATGTAGGCCACCGGCAGGACGCAGTAGTCCGTTCCTGTCGTCTTCGTGTCACACACAGCAATGATGCCGTCAGGATCCCGGTCAGGAAGGCGCAGGTAGCGCCGTAGTTCTTCTTTCGGGTACAGCTGGCCGTCCTTTTCGTAAGGTTCGCCCATGTAAAGCGCCTGGAAGAAGACGTCCTCCATCGAGTCCTGCAGCTGTTTGATCTGTTCATCGGAATAGCCGAGGCCGTAGGGATAGTAAAACAGGCTGTGGCCGTCCTGGTCCATAACAGGGTAGTTTAGAAACAGTGCTTTCGGATTGTTGCGGTTTTGCTCCTGCAAACGCCCGATAATGTCCCTGTTTGCCCACCGGGTCGCTATCGACAGGCGTTTCACATTCCCTTGGCATCTCTGCAAGGCATCGACCGAGTACCCGCGCCACAGTTTGTCGAGCATCTCCGGATTCATCGCCGCCTCGATGCCGGGGACGATGTCGTCTGTATACAGGATATTCTGGCACCGAACACGGCCGGCGTTCGATGTTCCAAGCGAAGTAAATTGATATGTCGGAAAGCGCTTGTTACGGTCAAGGTCGAGGGTCAAGAGTTCAGCGTCCACACCGGCTCGGCGTACATTCGGGAAGATCTCGCCCCAGGTGTATTCGTCCTTCGGGTTCAGCAGGCGGCGCAGTTCGGAGTGCATCAGCTTGACGATATTGTGCGAGTGCGATACAACAAGGTTTGCGAGGTCCGGCTGACGCCCGCCTACCCACGCGAGAAAGAACAGGGCAAGTTCGCTTTTGCCGGTTCCTGGGGCCATCGATATTCCGAGTTCCTCAAGTTCGCCGCGCTCCAGCCGCTCCATGTGGTTTGCGATCTGAAGCAGCTGCGGTCGGCGGGGTAAATAGAACCTTCGCTCACTGTCTCGGTTCAGTTCCATGTACTGACAGAACGCATCAAAGGAATGTATATTATCGAATTTTAGTGCATAATTATACATTTCTTCGGCACGGGAAGTGTGCAGAAATCCAGATGCCAAAATCTCGATCAGGATCTCCCTGATCTGCTTGCTCATGGCATGGCAACGAAGGATATTTTCGTTCTCGAACACCCGGTGGAACTGCCCGTTGGTGTCCTCGATCTCCTGCTTCTCCTCCGCGTCGATCACCCGCAGCACATCCAGGGCGTCTCTAAGCGCCCCTATGTCCCTGTTCGTCTTGCCGA